ACACGGATGATTTGGGACCAGTGAATGGTTTTGGTGGTGATGGTCCTACCGGAAAAGATATTCTCAGTGTCGTCAAAGTATTTCAGTTTGGCCCATTTAGCAATATTTCGATGTTTGATGTTCGATATCAAATGGCTCTAACTGACTATTTTGGTATCAATACAAATCTTATGTCTAGCAGAAATATGGGTCTTGCACAATATGACAGCACAAAGAGATATATCAATATGATTCAAGATCTCTTTCAACCAGAAAAAACTGTTAGATTCAGCAAAGTAACAAATAAACTTCAAATCGAAATGAATTGGAGAGAAGAGTTAACAGTTGGTAGAAAAATTATAATTGAAGCCTATGTTTCATTAGATCCACAAAAATTTCCAGAGATCTACAATGATCGCCTATTGAAAAAATATGTAACAGCACTCATCAAGAAACAATGGGGAATGAATATGGCTAAATTTGGTGGTGTTCAACTACCTGGCGGTGTTACTCTTCGTGGTCCAGAGATAGTTGCAGAGGCAATTGGAGAAATTCAATTAATTGAAGCACAAGTTCAACTTGAATATGAACTACCAATTAACTTCATGATGGGTTAATAAATGGCTAAAAATCCCTACTTCAAAGATTATTCAGGTGAACAAAATATCATCGAAGATCTCTCAATTGAGATCATTAAAACGATGGGTAGGGAGATGCTTTATATTCCGAGAGAACAATATAACGGAATAACAGAATTCGGCGAAGCACAATATAAGTACACCAAAATTTTTCCTTTGGAAATGTATATTGCCTCAGTAAATGGGTTTGAAGGACAGGGTGATATAATTTCTAAATTTGGTCTTGAAGTAAGAGATAAAGTAAACTTAATAGTATCAAGAAAAAGATTTGATCAAGAAGTGGGCGAAAGATACGGTATTACCAGACCACGAGAAGGAGATTTAATCTATTTTCCTCTAAGCAAAGGATTGTTTGAAATAAACTTTGTTGAGCACGAAAACCCATTTTACCAAGCAGGAAAATTGTACACATATTTTCTAGTATGTGAACTCACCACCATTGATGGTGACGATTTCAGAACTGATAATAGTGAAGTTGATAAAGTACACGATGAAATCAAAACAAAAATTTACGAATTGTCCATTACTACTAGTGTAAATTCAGTATCTAGATATGCAGATGGCGAAACTGTTTATCAGGTGTACGGAGTTACTGGTGGTTCCTACTTAACGGCAACCGGAGAGGCAACTCTAATAAGACATGATTTTACAAACAGCAAACTGTTGATTGCCGGTATAAGTGGTTCTTTCAACTATGCAGGACAAACAATTAGAGGAAGAAGATCTGGTGCAGAATTCTACGTTACCGGAATGACAGGAACAAATATAGTCATACCAATATCTCCAGTTACAAATGAAACTCTGGGAGACAATGAAGTTATAGAAATGGATAAAGACTTTAATGAGATTTATGATTTTACTGACATTGATCCATTCTCGGAGGGTAATTACTAATGTTTGATTACTTTTACAACGAAACTCTTCGAAAAATCACTTTAGCGTTTGGTGGATTGTTTGATGAAATATACATCGAAAAGAAAACACCAGAAGACACAATAGAAAGAGTCAGAGTTCCTTTGACTTACTCTAGTAAAGAAAAATTCATAAGAAGACTAAATGAGGCAAGTTCTATTTCAAATAATGTAAAAATTGAAACGTATTTGCCAAAAATGTCATTTAGTATGGTAAACATGGGTTATGATGTTTCGCGAAAAGTAAACAAAGTAAATAGAAAATTCAAAGTAACTGGCACAGGAGAAAACAGTAAAACATATCAAGGTTTTACAGAAGTTCCGTACAATGTTCAATTTGAAGTTGGTGTTTATACAAGAAATGTAGAAGATAACTTACAAATTATAGAACAAATCATTCCTTACTTTTCTCCAGAATTTATTGTGACTTTAAAAATGAATAAATTAGATACCCACGTTGATGTGCCTATAGTATTAACAGGTATTAATTTTACAGACACATATGACGGGGATTTTTTAACAAGAAGAATGGTAACATCAAATTTAAACTTTATAGCAAAAGCCCATGTCTTTGCTAAAGTACTTGAGAGTGGTTCTGGAATAATTAAAGAAGTTGATGTTAATGTTTTTGAGGATGATGAACTATGAATGATAAAGTTTCACCGATATTTGACACAATTTCTGAAAGTCTCGGAGTCGAATTCAATCCAAGCAAAAAAGAAATCACTCTACCAAAAGAAAAACTTGAAGAGCACGAAGAAAGAAAAGTTGAATCTGATTTTGAATATGCAAGAAAGAATCTAAAAGAACTTATCGATAAAGGAATGATAAGTTTAGAAAATGCTATTTCGTTGGCAGAAAGTTTGGATCAGCCTCGTGGTTTTGAGGTAGTATCCACCTTTGCAAAACAACTAGCAGAAATGAACAAAGATCTGATGGATCTCCACAAACAAAAGAAAGAGATCCAAAAAGAAAACATCACGGTAAATAACAACACAACAAATGCCATATATGTTGGTTCGACAAGTGATCTCCAAGATCTTATAAACAAAGATCGGAGTAGAAAGAAGGCATTAGGTAATGGGGAAGAACAAGGATAAAAGTTATCTAGGAAACCCAAACTTAAAGGGACCTGGTGTATCAATTGAGTTCACAAAAGAACAAATTGATGAATATGTTAAGTGTGCAAACGATCCAATCTATTTCGTAAAAAATTACGTTAAGATTGTAACTCTAGACAAAGGTTTAGTCCCCTTTGAACTATACGACTACCAAGAAGACATGGTTCGTAAGTTTCATGACAATCGTTATATAATAGCGAAACTACCCAGACAGTCTGGAAAATCTACCACAGTAATTGGATACATTCTACATTACATACTGTTTAATCAAAACATGAGTGTGGCAATGTTGGCAAATAAACAATCAACTGCTCGCGAAATGTTATCAAGATTAAAACTTGCATACGAGTATTTACCCAAGTGGTTACAACAAGGCATCCTAGAATGGAACAAAGGTTCTATTCAATTGGAAAACGGATCAAAGATTTTAGCATCTTCCACTTCGGCTTCCGCTGTTCGTGGTGGATCGTACAACATGTTGTTTTTGGACGAATTTGCATTCGTTCCACAAAATATTGCTGAAGAGTTTTTTAGTTCGGTGTTCCCAACCATTACTTCAGGTATCAGTACAAAGGTATTGATCATTTCAACCCCTAACGGTTTGAATATGTTTTATAAACTATGGAAGGGTGCAAATAAAAAAGCCGGAGATCCCGGTAAAAATGAATATGTTCCAATAGAAGTACACTGGTCGCAAGTTCCAATTACAGCGGGTGGAAAATTAAGGGACGAAAAGTGGAAAGAGGAGATGATAAAGCAAACATCGGAGAAGCAATTCGAATCCGAGTTTGAATGTAATTTCTTAGGATCTTCCAATACCCTAATATCAACAGCAAAACTAAATTCAATGTCTTGGGCAGATCCAATACTACAGACAAAAGAAGGATTGACTGTTTATGAGGAACCAAAAGAAGATCACTTATATTTTATAACAGTAGATACTGCTAGAGGACAAGGCAAAGACTATAGTGCCTTTACTGTAATTGATGCAACATCTTCCCCATATAAGTTGGTTTGTAAGTTTAGAAATAATCTAATATCTCCAATGCTTTTTCCAACCGTTATAGAAAAAACCGGGTACAAATACAATAAAGCGTATGTCTTTGTAGAAATTAATGATATAGGTGGACAGGTTGCAGATATTTTACATAGTGAATTAGAATACGAACATATACTCATGTCCAGCATGAAAGGCAGAAAAGGACAAGTTGTAACTGGTGGATTCGGTAAAGGAGAAGCAGTATTTGGAGTTAGAACCACCAGCCAAGTCAAACGATTGGGTTGTTCTGTTCTAAAAAATCTAGTAGAACAGGATAAATTGCTTTTGGAAGATTATGACATACTGAATGAATTGATGTCATTTGTTAGTAAAGCACAAAGTTACTCAGCAGAGGACGGACATACGGATGACTTGGTGATGTCTTTGGTTTTATTTGCTTGGTTGTCCCGTCAACCATATTTCAAGGAATTAACCAATCTGGATACCAGATTGGCTCTATTTAAGAATGAAATCAAACAATTAGAAGAAGATTTAGCGCCATTTGGGTTTATTTCTACCTACGATGAGGATGACATGAAGACTTTTACTGATGGTAATGATGTCTGGACTACCGAAAGACTGAAATAACCAAAACAATAAATAAAAGCAGTAAGGCATCTCTAGGAGATTAAAATGGCAACAAGACCTAACGTACAAGTAT